AATGGCAGATGTTCGGTTTTCAATAGTCAATTTGAAAGGCTTATTATCTGGGTCATCATTGACCGACCACGACAAAGACCACAACGAAAATCACCATGCAAACCCCGACCTTCCAAACTCATTTACAGCCGGGCGAAACGCCTTGTTTTTGACGCTCGCAGCAGCAAAGGGATATGAACAGGGAATTAGCGACATAGTTACCGGAACCTGCCAAACTGACTTTTCTGGCTACCCGGACTGCCGCCGCCGCTTTATTGATGCGCAGCAGTTAGCCGTCTCTTTGGCGCTGGACACAGACATCCGCATCCACACGCCGTTGATGTACCTGACAAAAGCCGAAACATGGAAACTGGCAAAAGACCTCGACTGTCTTGATATTGTAATTGATTATTCAATGACGGATTACAACGGGTCTGAAACTAAAAACGAATGGGGATTTGGAAATATTGATAATCCGGCGACCGCATTACGGGCAAAGGGGTATTTCGAGGCCAAAGAAAAAGCATGGATATGATTACAGCGACGCGGTATCACGATATTTCTTGCGGGCACCGGGTATTCGGACACGAAAACAAGTGTGCGCATCTGCACGGCCATAACTACCGTTTTCATTTTACCATTACGGCAGACGCCCTTGATGCAGTTGGCAGGGTTTTGGATTTTTCGATCATAAAAACCTTGCTTTGTATGTGGCTTGAGGATAATTACGACCACAAATTTCTGATATGGGAGAACGACCCGATGGCTGAAGCATTAAAAGAGTTAGACCCGGATGGCGTTGTTTTTGTGCCATACAATCCGACAGCCGAAAATATCGCAAAGCACATGGTTGAAGTGATTGCGGTGGAAGCCCTGAAAGGCACAGGGTGCAGATTGATAAAATGTTCTATTGACGAAACCCGTAAATGCTCCGCAGCGTATGAAATTGAAAGTATCTGAAATATTTTACAGTTTGCAGGGAGAAGGTGCACGGGCGGGAACACCTACCGTTTTTATCCGCTTACAGGGATGCAAGACAAAAAACGCTTGCTTCGCTATGGGGATAAAGTGCGACACAGAATTTGAAAGTGGCAAAGAAATGGAAGTTGTTGAAATTCTCCAGTGGATGCAGCACAATGCGGCAGGTTGCAAGGAAATCACGTGGACGGGCGGGGAGCCGCTCGATCAATTAAAAAGCGAGCATACGGCGTTTTTTAAAGCGCAGGGCTATTTTCAGGCGTTAGAAACATCAGGACTTGTTGCCCCACCTGCCGGGTTTGATTTTATTTGCGTATCCCCAAAAGTTGCGGAACACGTTGTTAAAAAGAATTTCCAGAACGGCGTTACTGAATTGCGCTATGTGCGGCACTTTGGGCAAAACATACCTGAACCGGCGATTACTGCGGAACACTATTGGATAAGTCCACATTCGGACGGAAACGCCATAAATGACAAAAACTTAAAACATTGCATTGAATTATGTTTACAGCACCCAAAATGGAAGTTGAGCGTTCAGCAGCACAAGGTGTGGAGCGTTTTATAAGTTGGCAGGAAATACAGGCGGCGGTATCGGGTTGGGATAAAAACCTGAAATACTACGGAGTGCCGAGGGGTGGGCAATATATCGCGGCGCTCGTTAATCCGGTTGATACGCCAGAGGAGGCAGACGTTATTTGTGACGACCTTATTGATAGCAGGGCAACCCTTCTGAAGTGGCAAGCGGCGTTCCCTGACAAGCCATTTTTGGCGGCATTTGATAAAACGAAAATGGCCGGGCAGTGGTTGCGGTTTCCTTGGGAGCATAAAGGTGAAGTTGAATTAGAGGAAAACATTTTGCGCGTTATCGAATACTTTGATGACCCGACCCGCGAAGGATTAAAAGATACGCCGAAAAGGTATGTAAAGTTTTTAAAGGAGTTTTTTGCTGTGCCAAATTTTGAGTTTACGGCATTTGATAGTGAGGGCATGGATGAGATGATTTTACAAACAAACATTCCTTTTTACTCGCTTTGTGAGCATCATATTGCTCCATTTTTTGGCGTTGCGCATGTAGCCTATATTCCGAATGGCAAAATTGTTGGGTTGAGCAAATTGGCGCGGACGGTTGATTTTTATTCAAGGCGGCTTCAAAATCAGGAAAGGATAACACAGCAGATTGCAGACAGGATTCAAAAAGAGTTATCGCCCGTTGGGGTTGCTGTTGTATTGAAAGCGCAGCACCTTTGTATGGCAATGCGCGGGGTAAAAAAGCATGATACATGGACAACAACCAGCAAAATGAATGGGGTGTTTCGCACGGACTTAAATTGCAGACAAGAGTTTTTAAATTTGATTAAATAATTAAATACGTCGAAAATACGTCGAATTATGCCTGGAGGTAGAGGAAACATAAGAGCGGCTGACAATCCAAAGCCATTTACCAGCGACCGACAGCCGGAAAACCGGAAGCAGCCGGACTTAATCAGTGCGCTCATTAAAAAGGAACTGCAAAGCGACGGTTGGGCGATATTCGAGGATGCGGAAATTCTGGACGAAAACCAAAAGCCTACGGGTCAAAAGGTTCAGGTTAGGGTAAAACTGACAACGGCTCAGGCTGTGGCGCGGCGGCTGCTTGCAAACGCGGCAAAGGGACGGGAAAGGAGCATTGAGATTGTTTTAGACAGGACGGAGGGAAAGGTGCCGCTAAATCTGAATTTGGGAAACAAAGACGGCGAAGCAATGCAGATCAACGTTTCTACCCTTTCTACGGACGAAAAGCGCAAAATGTTGGAACTTGTAAGAAAAGCAAAAGCAAATTCTGGCAATGAATGACGGCAGCACAGCAAAAGTTGGAGCAGGAATTACAGGAGGATGCGGCGCTCGAAACGCGGCTGATAGCAGGTATTTGCGCTGACACGTTTGAAGATTTTATCTTATCCGTAATGCCGGAATACGTTTTCAACTGGCATCACTTGGTTTTGATTGACGCGGCGCAACGCCTTGCTGATCGGGAATTTGAAAGGCTGATTGTAATGATGCCGCCGCGTCACGGAAAAAGTCAGATCGTAAGCCGATTGTTCCCGGCATGGTTGTTTGCAAGGCAGCAGAACGAGCAGGTGATACTTTCGAGTTATTCGGCAGACCTGGCAAGCGCGATGAACCGGGATGTGCAACGGATAATGACCGGGGAAACATACCGGGCGCTATTCCCGGATACGCGATTGAGCGAAGGCAAGGACGCCGGAGTAGTGCGGAATAACAGCAGGTTCGACATAATCGACAGCAAGGGTTACCTAATCAGCGCGGGCGTAGGGGGCGGCATAACCGGGGCGGGTGCTACGGTTGGAATAATTGATGACCCGGTAAAGAACAGCGCAGAGGCAGACAGCGCAACGTATCGGAACACGGCCTGGGAATGGTACACAACGACATTCAAAACCAGATTTGAGCCAAACGCGATAGAGATTGTTTGCGCTACGCGGTGGCACGAAGATGACCTCACAGGCCGGATATTAAAGCAGATCGAAGACGGCGAAAGCGGGGTTAAGACCGAAATTGTAAATCTGCCTGCACTTTGCGAACACCCGGAACAATACCGGGATATTGGCGAAGCGCTTTGGGAAGGAAAGTACAGCCGGGGCAAGTTGCTGAAAATGCAAAGCGATTTAGGCAGTCGGGCATGGAACGCTCTTTATCAGCAGCGGCCGGCGCCCGAAGAAGGCAATTTAATAAAGCGGGATTGGTTTGATTTTTACGATCCTCGAAAGGTGAATTTGTCCGGCGAAACGGTGAATTTCTTTTTCGATACAGCATACACAGACAAAGAGGCGAACGACCCGACGGCTGGAATTGCATACGTTAAGAGGGGCGAAGATTACTACGTTTTGGAGTGTAGGGCCGAATGGTTAGAATTTTTGGAGCAAACCAAATTTATTTTGGACTTTTGCAATGAAAACGGGTACGGGGTGCGAAGTCTTGCCCGTGTGGAACCGAAGGCGACAGGAAAAAGTATTGTGCAAGTCCTGAAACGCCAAACAAAATTAAACATCCTGGAATCAGAGCCACCAAAGGATAGCAAGATAGCGCGGGTAAACAGCATAGCGGCGCGATTGGAAGCGGGGCGGGTATTGCTGCCAAAGGGCGCGGGATGGACACAGGCGTTCCTGGATGAATGCGCAGCGTTCCCGAATGCGCCACATGACGACCGTGTGGATTGTCTTTGCGGCATGATTTTGAGCGAAGAAAAGACCGTCCGCCAATTCAGGCGGCGGGTAAGTTCAATAAACTAAACAATCGTTTAAATGACATTTCAAGACGAACAAAAGCAAAAGGAATTTGAAGCCTTTGCCGAATGGTATGCAGAGATAGCAAAACGGCCAAGCACATCGGCGCACAAAAGTACGATGAATCAATTGCGCGACATGGGATCGAGGCTTTACGGTAGCGCAGCATTTCAGGAGGTTTTGCGGGCCAACCGTGTTGCCAACATCACCGTATCAGCCGAGCGAAAATTGGGAAAGCAATCAGGCGGCAGGTCGGATCGGCACAGCCAGTCGCCAACAGGACGACCGCCGAAGCCGGGGAGCGACAGAGCAAAACGGTTAGCGGAAATGGCGCAGCAAAGCGACAGGTTGGGAGCCGGAAAAGTTGTTGCGGCGGATAATGCCAAAGGAGTTACAGAAAAGGTGCGGGTTCGGGCAAAGGATAACGCTACGGTAGTAACTGCCGATGAACTGGCAAACGCTCAACTTTCGCCAATATTAGACTCATTTGACGCGGTTAGCGGCGGAATATTGGCAGACGCTGCCGACCTTGACTGGAAGGAACTGCTAAGAAAATACGACCAGGAGGCAATACATGAAGTATTGCTTACGATGGGCGAAACAGAGGAGACGTTGCAGGGCAAAACCCCGCGCCAACTTGCAAACATCCTGAAAAAGCACGTAAACGGATGACCGAAAACATTGCAAGGTTAAAACGAATTGACGGCACCGTAGTTGCTGAAATCCGGCTACCACGTTCGGCTGCCGATGTTCCGCTATCTCATTACGTTTCCTTCTTGGTTGAAATGAAAAAATTCGGCCTGGAAGATGTAAACCCTATTCAGGTAATGGCGCAAGCGGTTGGAGAGGCTACCGGCGTGGGATTGGGTGAAATATTGCAGGCGAAGGTGGGCGAACAATGGGAGCAGCACAAAGAGTTAGACGGAGGGGTTAGATCGTTGTACGGCTGGATTGTAAACGCCTTGACAAATTACAAGGGGCAGGCGCGAACGCCGGACAATTTCAGTTTTCAATACAACGGGGAAACCTTCAAAATTCCGCATATTGTGGCGGCTGAATTGGCGGGCGGGTTGCCGGTATTGCCAGAGGTAGAGACGGCAGAGGCGGTTGAAGCGTTTGAAACGATACGCGGTTTCAACCAGCAGATCA